TTCTTAGTTGATAGTGCTAAAGGCATTAATACTTCTAAGACTATTAAAAAGGAGAATGATAACATGACCGAAGAAAACGTAAACGTTGAATCAGTCGATGTCGCTCCAGAGGCAGAAGTTGTAGTTGACGCTCCTGCTACAGAAGAAGTTGTTGAGGATGCTCCAGTAGCAGACCCAACACATGTAGAAGAAGTTGTAGAAGATGTTGTTCCAGGTTCAGAGGAAGTAATTGCTAAGGCAGTTACAGAACTAGGCACAACAGTTACAACAGCCTTTAGCGACATTGCAGCAATTGTAAAGTCACTAGCAGATGCAAATGCATCTCTATTGAATGAAGTTGCTGAACTAAAGAAGTCACTTGGATTTGTTACCTCAAAGGTTACAGATGCAGAGTCAGACTTTAACAATCTTGGAAAGCGTATCGATGCTGTAGAAGCAGACACCGCTTTCCGTAAGTCTGGTGACCTCGGTGAGGTCATTCAGGAACCAGTACTGGTGGAAAAATCAGTATGGGGCGGAAGTTTCCTCACAACATCCGATTTACTAAAATAAACTCACTAGGAGGTGAAAAATAAAATGTCAGAAGAAATTATTAAAAATATGCCACCAACAGGTACGCCTACTTTTCCTAACGCTGAAGGTTCCTTTGGTACCCTTGGTTCTGCTACTGGTTCTGGAGTAAACTTTTCAGAGCATGGTACATTTATGGGAAATAGCCCAACCGCTAACTTTGGTGTAACCACTGGTGCTAATGGTGTAAACCCATCGTCAACATCTAACACTTACACAGGTACTGGTATCCTACGCCCTGAACAGGCAAGACGATTTATCGACTATGTTTGGGACGCAACCACACTTGCACAAGATGGACGCAGAGTTACTATGAGGGCAAATACAATGGAATTGGAGAAGATTAACGTGGGAGACCGTGTTATTCGTGCTGCAAGCCAGGGTACCTCAGACTACAAGAATACTGGTGCTACATTCTCAAAGGTTGAACTAACCACAAAGAAACTACGTCTAGACTGGGAAGTCTCTGCAGAATCACTAGAAGATAACATCGAAGGTGCTGCTCTAGAGGACCACCTAGTTCGATTGATGACTAACGCATTTGGAAATGATATTGAGGACTTGGCTATTAACGGTCAGGTTGCAGTATCTCCAGTTGACAACTTCATCAAGATTATGGACGGATTCATTACTTTGGAAAAGACTACACCTAACACAGGTGGAAGTGCACACGAAGTAGTTAACACAACACTAGTTGGGTCAAATACTGCGTTCACTGATTGGACAACTGAAAGAATGCAAGCACTTATCTTGGCTATGCCTCGCAGATACCGTGCCATCACAAATGGACTAAAGTTCTATGCTGGTACAGATACATTTGCTAACATCGTTAAGAACAATGCTACTGTCTACTCGACCATCGGTTCTACCGAAGGTACTCGTGGAGAGTTCATTGGTGGTGCAAACCAGACTTTCGGTGGTGCTCGTCAGACTCGTGTTCTAGGTGTACCTGTTCTTGAAGTTCCTTACTACCCTACAGGATTCGTTGACCTAACGTTCCCACAGAACCGTATTTGGGGCTTCCAGAGAGATATCACTGTGAACCGTTTCTATGTACCAAAGAAGGACACTGTAGAATATACAGTATTCGTTCGCTTTGGAATTGCATGGGAAGAAATGGATGCAGTTGCATTCGCAGACACCACTACAGACTAGTCTGTAAAAGTGTTACCCTTTGATTGGGGGTAGGGATTAATTTCTCTACCCCCTTTCTATATTTATCTGGTATAATTAAAATAAATCTAAGGAGGATTTATCATGGCTGAAAATAAAGAAACAAAGTCAACACCTGTAACAGAAGAAGTAATTGTAGAAACAGTTACAGAGCCAGTTGCAAAAGTAGTTGAAGAAAAAGTTGTTGTAGCACCAGAACCAACAAGAGAAGTTCCTACATTGGGATATAACAAAGATGGTGTAATGGGTTCAACAACTACAAAAATTAACAAACCAAAAGTAGAAAATACACCTGTAGAAGAAAATATTGCACCATCAAAGGTTGCACTATTCTCTACAAGAAATCTTTATGCAGATGGATTTGGAAATATTAACGTTGGATACAACATTATTCCAAATAAGTATGTAGATTTTTGGTTAGCCCAGCGTGGCGTTCGTCTAGCAACACCAGACGAAGTAGCGGAGGCATTTGCCTAAATGGAAGTATTGAGAGTTCCACCATATCCAATTACAACTAAATGGGATGTTCCAGCAGCAAATACTGCATATTCTGTTTATGTTGAGGATTTGGTGGACCACTCATACGAAACAACAACGCTAACATCCGATGCAAATAAACAAATATCATATGTCTTACCACGTTCAAAAGTACAGTTTGACCGTGAATTTTTATTTAAAGTAACAGATTCAACTGGAGAAATTGTGGTTGATGATAATCTAAGTATTTATCGTCCATATGTTAATCCAAATACTTTAGCATCTACAGCAGCAGAAATCGCTGAATATAAGAAATGGGAAATTATTGCTAGGTCAATTATGGATGGATATATTTTAGACCACTCTGCAAATGGAGATGCTTTCTATAATCACAAACTAGTTATTGCAAAAGAAGGACAGGGTGGAGATTACTTTCCAATTTGGCACAATGTAAACAAAGTTTTGAAAGTCTATGAAAACAATGTTCTTATTTATAATGGTGAAGATGTTTCCATCACTCTTGCAACACAAACTCCAACAATATCTTCTGGAACAGTTACACTAACAACAGCAAATGCTCACGGATACGAAATTGGAGATGTAATTACAATTTCTGCAGTTCTTCCAACAGGATACCGTGGAACATTTATTGTTACAGCAGTTCCAACAACTACATCTTTTAGTTTTGCAAACACAACAACAGGAAATATTACTACAGCAGGTAGCGTTCTTAGAATTTGGGAATACGAGTACAAGACATTGCTAGATAATTCAGCAATTGCTAGAGTAGAGGCAAATGGATTTTATAATAGAAATGAATCTACACCATTAAGACTTCCATCAGCCTCTGGAGATTTAGGTCTATATTCTGGAGCAATCAGTGGGTATGTTGCATTCCCAGAAGGATTTGACTACACTTTTGTTTTGGATGCTGGATATAAAACTATTCCACCAGATGTCGAAAGGGCTGCAACAATTCTTATTGAAGAATTAAAGTGTGGTTCAAACGATTATTACAAACGATTTGTTACACAATATAGTACAGACCAATTCGATATTAAATTTGCCCCACAATTTTTGGAGGGAACTGGCAACATGCTCGTTGATAAGATTCTTAACAACTACAAGGGTAATGTATTTAAGCCATCAATACTATAATGATATGCGAAACTACAGACTTTATATACCCACTACTTGCTGATATCTACTACCCAATTGTTGAAACTGGAGCATACGGAAATCTTAAAAAGCAATGGGTTCTAGATAAAACTGTTGCTTGTGCTTTTAATGCAGGAGGACTTAAAAATAAAAAAGATGTTGGAACAGAAGCAAATATAAATGTGGATAACTCCATTATGGGTAGATTTAGAAATGACCCAACACAATCAAGCACTGAGTCTCTTTACTCTATTACAAACATTGTTATTACCAACATTCGTGATAAAGATGGTCAATTAATTTATAATGAAAGTGCAGGACCACGTTCTGGCAATTCCACACTTTTTGAAATTGCTACCCTCAATCCAATTGTTGGTGCATTTGGAAAAGTGGAATATTACAAAGTTATTCTTAGACGCTCAGAAAATCAGGCTGTTGACCTATGATAGTTTCTTTTCAGATAGATAACCTTCAAACAGATTTATAAAATTTAGTTAACTATTCTATAGGTTTTTTAGATGGGGTAGAAGAAGCAAAACCAGTTATTATGGATAACCTTGGTAAATCAGTTATAGAATCATTGAAAAACTTTATAGATACAAACGCTAGAATAAGTCCAGAAAGTCTACATCACGTTTATGAATGGTATCAAACTGGTTCTCCAGAAGCAAGGTTATTTGATATAGACTATGTTGTTGTTGGAAAAAATAGTTTATCATTTAACTATACTTTTTCACAATCCACCTCATTTTCAAATAATTCAACAGAGCCATTTTATGATAAGGCTAACATTATGGAGAATGGTATACCAGTTATTATCAAGCCAAAGCCAAATGGTGTTTTAAGATTTGAGAAAGATGGAGAAGTTGTTTTTACAAAAAAGCCAACACTTGTTTCTAGACCTGGTGGAGATAGCGTTGCTGGTAGTTTTGAAGAAACATTAAAAGCATTTTTTGAAAGTTATTTTACTCAATCGTATATTATGACTAGTGGAATAACTGAACATTTCAACAATCCTAGACCATATAAAGATAATCTAAGTTCTGGAATTAAGGGTGGAGGAAAAGGTCTTGGGTTTCAAGTTGGATATCGCTGGGCAGCAAAAGGTGGTAAAATAGAATAATGACTAAAACATCTATCTTAAACACGCCTGTATTATGGGTCAATGCCTATCTACAAGAAAAATTGGAAGGACTTGGATTTGATACAGTTGCATTCTTCCCAACTACCCCATCAACAATTAACGATGTCACAGAATTCTTTCCTCCAGGTGGAGTTATGTGTACATATGATAGACTTATCCGTATGCGTAAATCGCCTTTTCCACATATCAAATGTGAAGAACTAATATACTATTTCTATGCTACTGCCGAAAATTCAATTATTAACATGATTAAGATTACTGAAAAAGTAAACAGACTTCTTGACCGTGAAGATGAATCAGCAGAAGAACTCAATGAATGGTGCACAAGAAAAGGCTCTATATTGGTAGAAGGAGAAAGTATCCAACCAAACTTTAGATTTCACAATTTTAAAGTATTTCAACTTCAAGAAACTAGAGATATTATCAATTTTGCTACAGCAAGAACCTATGGCGGCAACAAACTAGTCATATATTATGACTATACAATGCTCCAACAAGACTAATTTTTAAAACCGTGTTATACTTATACAGAGGAAACAAAGTCCAATTAT